ATGACGGACTTTTCTTGCATTTTACGTCTGCCAAGACGGCGATTCTTTCTCGCAAGCAGAAAGGCTGTTACCAGTTATCTCTCAAATTTAAACCATCATTTCGTTGTACTTCAGGGCTTCCTGGACGTACCAGTCATGCTCTGGATGACGAACATCCCAATAGGGCGAGCCTTCTTTCGTAATCTCGCTCCGTTTTTGGCTGGCCTCATCTGGTGCCATGACGCCGTTGCCTTTAGGGCCAGCTATTGAGTCCTCGCCAATCTTCTCACGAATGAAATCGCCGACCTTGGAAAACAGCCGAACGACGTCCGGGTGGTCACCAAACTTAGTGCCATCCGCCAACGTCTTTTCAGCGAGGTCTTCGTCAGCAAAATTCATAAGCACACTTTTTGCGCCAGCCATCTTGTTGTCGTAAGCGCGGCCCCATTCGCGTTTCAAATCCAAATCAGCCTCAGTGCGTGCGAGTTCGAGGCCAGCATCGTTTCCCGTTACCTGGCTGCCCATTCGCTCTTCGTACTCACTCAGAAGCTTCTGCGCCTGTCCGCTATTCAAGCCAACTTTATGCGCCGTGTCCTTGAACCAGGTCAGCGTGTCGGCGTCAGCAGTTTCGCCAGCTTCTAACTTGTAATCGCCCGACGTTTCAGGCCGACCAAGCTTGCTGTAGACAGCAGACCAATCATCATCGGTTGCCCACTTGCCCGGCACTGGGATCTTGTCGCTGCCGATCATACTTTCGGCATGAACAAAGCTTTTCGCCAGCGCTCCTACATCAGGGATTGTCGACAGACTTTTATGTTCGCGGATTTCTTCCGGCAGAGTATCTCGCCAGGAGGTTTCTGTTTGTGCAACGCTTTCAGACGGCGCTTGTCCAGCATCTACTGGGGCCTCCGCTACCTGTTCTTCAGCCATGTTTAATCACTTTCATTTGTTGTTTCTTGGGTGGGCGCTGGGTTGTCCGACAGCATATTGATGACGAACAAGGCGACATTGCGTTGACCATCTTTGAATGCTGTTTCGTGGGTGTTTTCGCCACTGAAAATAGGTGTAAACAGGTGGCATCTTTTTTGGAGATCATCTAGGACGATTTGACCTTCATTCGACGAAAAGACCATTTTATAATTCGTCTTTAAATCTTCGGGGCTCATTCGGTCGTCTCCATTTCGGCTGCTTGTTCTTGTGCGGCTGCTTGTTGTTGAAGATCATCAACTGCGTTCAAAGCGGGTGCCGCATTGCCAGCAGCCTCTGCCATCTGCGCCATCTCCGCCATTTGCTGTTGTTGTGCTTGCTGTTGAGCGCGCTCGGTTCTCACCTGGTAAACTTCGTCCTCACCCCGGACAACTGAGGCGGGAACGCCTAGCACCTTGATGAGATATTTAACCATGCCGTCCGTATCCATGTAGTCAAAGACACCGGGATCGAGCTGGCCCATCGGGCCGATCAATTCAAATAAACGCATGACGGATTGCACGTCACCGCTGCGCTGCGCTTTCGCTAGTGGCGAAACGTATTCAATATCGAGATCCAATTCTTTAAGATTATCCGGCGCGGGTGGAAACGCTTGTTGCCGAACAAGAATGTTGAAAACCCGATTGATAAGTGGCTGTAGCAATTCAGCTTGCAATCTGCCTAACACTGGGCCGAGCAGTCGCATCTTTTCCTCGGTGCGCTGGATCACCTCCGTCGCTGTCATCTGTGGGCCTTCGCCCATGATGAGCTGATCAACAAAGAAAGCTGATCTAATAGCGGTACGGCGTTGTTCCTCCATAGAGAGGCCAAGCGGGTTATTTGCACCAATATTTAAAGGTTCTAAGCGATCCCGTGTGCCACTTCGATAGAAGTTCAAGCCGCCAGGTACGGTCCGTATCGGCAACATAAAGCCATCGTCTGGCACCATGAGCGGTGGATCGACCTGTTTCTGTGCTGCCCGGATTGTCGTTTCGGACATTTTATTGAGCATTTTTACGTCAGGCAGAGCCGTCATGGCTGGCGACCGACCATAGCCCAGCTCGAAAGATGCCTTCAAATAGCGGGGAACCATGTACGGAAATTCGTCGTACCCACTTTCCGACAGGATAGTCTTTTCTTCCGGGTCAATGTAGCAACTCAAGTAAGGCTTATTGAGAGTATCCTCCTTGGTAACGTCCCTGTCTTCACGAGGACGCACAACATGGATGATCGTGACCTCAGAATAAGGGTCTTCAGCCAGCGCCTTTGTCATTCGTTGAGAAAGAACGTCCTCGCCAAAGCGCATTGCTGCTGCTCTGGCTGGCATTTTAAACTTTCGATAGACGGTATCGACCCGGCCTTGATCGTCTTCCGAGACATAGCACTCAGATATGTGCCGTGTGCCAAACCTGACCTGGTTGTCCTCATCAGATTCGACGAACATGACGCCCGTGCCAAAGGTAATCAGATCATGGTAAAGCTCATGGACCTGCTCTTGAAAGTTTGACCGTTGGAAAGCCTGGTACATGACATCGGTAGCACTTTCCAGCCACTCCTTTGCCGCATCCATCTCGTCCGTCTCAGTGTCCCGATATCGTAGGGAAAACCAAGGCGTTGATGCGTTGGTCAGCATACCGTGCAAAGAGGCAGATAGTAGTTCGGCAGAATGAATAGCCGTTCCATCAAAGATAAGCTCTTGGCGTTTATCGCCAGGGCTACGCTTTTTGGTAATGTCGGCTTTTCGCGGAACAATATAATCCGCGACTTCCTGCCAATGGTGCTCCCATGTCATGCGCTGCGTTTCCAGCGTCGACAATCGGCTGAGCAAATTCATCGCCATTTCTTCTGCTGGCATACTCTAACCCCCTAGCAAAGTTTTGCGGCTGACTGGCGCGCCACTTAGAAGGCCCGATGTCATTATAGTTCGGCTCCGTCGCTTACCTTGACGCGGACGGCCTCGCTCTTCGTCATCCTCTTCGAGGCCAACGTATGGCGAGCGCGGCGTGATTGGATTTGTCGGGCTGCCAGGCGGATCAACCTTCTTAGGTTCTTCTGGCTCCGGCGGATCAGGGGGAGGGTCGCCAGGCTTTGTTACTGGCTTCGGTTTTGGCTTCGGCTTTGGCTTTGGCTTTGGCTTTGGATCAACTGGATCAACAGGATCTGGATCAACTGGATCAACTGGATCAACTGGATCAACAGGGTCTGGATCAACTGGATCAACAGGGTCTGGATCCGGGTCTGGGTCTGGATCCGGGTCTGGATCCGGGTCTGGATCCGGGTCTGTAGGGTCGACGGGATCATAGGACGTATATGTAGGGTTGAGTGCTTCATAGCCCTCTTTCTGGGACAGGAAATAGCTGTTAGGCCCATAATTCCCCTCTTCGTCCGATTCACCCTCGATCATATCAATGAAGTAACCTTGGCCGAACTCCGTTTCGTTGTCGTACAAATCCTTGTAATACGCCTGCTCGTCGTATTCCCAGTCCATCTCTCCGCTGGAATCATAAAGGTATTTGTCTTCGTCGCTTGGTTTGACACCTAGCTGATAAAATGACTCTGAAAGGTTGTCGTCATCGTCATAATCAGTGCGTTTGTTCCACTGTAGATTTTCGTAGCCAGCAGCGTCGGGTACTGCATCAAACCAATCTTCAGCTCCTGGCGCGCTTTCTTTGCGGACTACTTCATAGCGCTGTCTATTATCGGTTTGACCACCACCACCACTTCCGCCGGGACCAAAACTCATTTGTCATTGCCATAATCAGCTAAAAGGGATGGCTTCATCGTCTCTTCATCGCCCAGCAAACCTTGAGGTCCAGTCACAATGGTATCCTTGCGACCAAATCGTTTGGACTCCTTCTTGCGAAGCTCTTCCTCCATGTAGGGATCAGCCGGTTGAATGGCTGGTGGCGGTGGCGGCGGAGGAGGAGGTGGCGGTGTTGCTGGGCTACCAAACATTATTAGGCTCCAAAACTCTGCTGGCTGAGCGGATTGTACGAGCTATCCGCAAACGCCTGCGGCGCGTTTTTAAAATCGTTCATTTCTTTAATTCCGATAGACAGATACCTAAAAGCATCCGCCGAGTGGCTCGACCAGTCATGGACCGGCGACAATCTAAAGGCGCGTGTCTTTGGATTGTAGGCACGGTGGTAATGCCTCAGCGCCTCGATACCGTGCTTGCAATTAGCCGCATCGAACCAACACTTACTTATGATCAGTTGGGCGGCATGTATGCCGTCCTCGATGGGTAGTTTAGGCACGACCCTGAAGTTTAGCCCCAAATCCCACGCAATTTCGCGGCGACTTTTACCCGTACCCAATTCCCGCACCTCGATATCGTGAGGCGCATTGTGATCGCCATACAAATAACCCTTGCGTGAAAGCACCTCGCAATAGTGAGGCAAGCCCTCATTGCGCGCTTCATAGTAATCAACAACGTTAACGCGGCCTCCTCGCAGACTTTGAGTAAACCAAATGGACGTGCTGTCGCCGATACCCAGATCCCAGTGAGTGTCGACACGGTGCCCAGGATCAACCGGGACATCCGTGATGCGGCCTTCTTCCAAAGCCTTTTGCATTTCTTTGCCATAAATAGCTCCTGGCACATTAGCGACCCAGGAGCATTCAAACTCCTGATCAAACTGGTCCTGAGACATCATCGTCTTAGCTGCTTCGAGCTCTTCCATATCAACGATGCCAGTCTCGCTGGCCTTGAAAACAGCGGTAAACCAATCCTTGTCGTTCTTTGCAGCCTCATACAAATCAAAGAAAGCGTTGTGACCCCGCGGTGTCCCTATAAACAGCGCGGAACCTTTGCGATCTGACAAAGCTGGGCGGATGATCTCAGGAAACAAAGTCTCCGGCATGTCCGCGACTTCATCCATACAAGCGTAATCAAGGTAGATACCTCGAAGTGAGTCAGGCGTCTCAGCGCCTAAAAGCTGTATCCGTGATCCGTTCGGCAGGTCACAACGAAGCTCAGTCTCGTGAAACCTTGCCCCCGGTATCTTGCCAGCAAACTGCTTCAAATAATCCCATGCGACCGATTTGGCCTGTCTGTATGTCGGCGCTATATAAGCAACCCTGGCATTGGGCTCCTGACACAAGATAGCGTGCCTGAGCAAATGGTTAATCGCCGCTACCGTCTTGCCGAACCGCCTGTGACAAACAACAACAGCCCAACGATGGATGTTGAGCTGCTCATGCAAATGCGCCTGCAAAGGCCGCGGCGTGTACGGAATGACAATCTCAGTCATATTGCATTACCGTAACCATAATGTAAGTATAATAATAAATGGCCTCTATAAGTTTCATTTGAATGACAGGAGTTTACTAATGGCTGATGAGAAAATCGTTTATAGCGTCACTCTCAAACTAGAAAAAACTTTTGAAATCCCCCTATCGGTCAGCAAGGATGAGCTGATTGATATCTTAGTTAATAACGAGCTTGATACGGATTATCTTGAGTCAGATGACTTCGAAGAAGAAAAACGCGAAAGCCTTTTTGCAAAACTATGTTTTGCGCTTTCAGATCTGAGCGAAGAAAAAACTATCGATACATTCCTTAATGAGATGGAAAGCTTTGATATGAAAGTTAACCATGCCACTCCACAGCATGGGCCAACATTTGAATCACTGTTCAACGTAAACGGTGAGCGATAGACGCCACTAGACTGACAATCTCAGTCAACACAGCCACGCTTCAGCTTGGCAATCAAAAGCTCCTCACCACACTGGCAATCAACCGTGTGATCACCACAATCAGCGCAAACTACGTCACCGCAATCCGCACATACCGGAATATCATCACTCAATGCACGACTCCTTCTGGCTGCGTGTGGCCTATCCTGTCAGCACCATACTCAGCCATCACCTCAGACAGCCACGCCTGGGCCTCTACGGCGCTCCCAAAGCCCTCCAAAACAAGCACAAGACTATGCGCTCCGTCGATTAGCTCAGACGTGTAGGCGTGGTAGAACAATGTGAGGCTCCATGATGGGAGAGTGTATACCTTATAGAAAGTGCGGGCGGTTTCTGGGGGGTATGGGGGGTCGCCGTAGGAAAAAGGCACACACGCCAGCCAACGTAGTCACTTCCATCACCAGGCTGCGCCACGCAGTACCCTTGACGTTCAGCCAATCGGGAAACAAACGGGAAACAGAAATCAAAAAGCTTTGGGGGTATGCCTTGGTTGCCAGCCTCGACAGTCAGGCTATCGTGCGCGAGACGCTATGCCTTGGCTGCGTGTCACTCACCCATGACACCACACACCACACCACCACCTACTTCTTCTTCACCGGCTTGCTCGCTGCCTTCTTCGCAGCAGCCTTACCCTTAGCTGTGTATGGATACTTCTTACCCTTCACCATTGGCATCTAGCGATCCTTCATTATAAGCGTGCCGTCATCAGGGGCTCTGGAACCTGAGATCAACACGTCGCTGATATACTTAGACAGAGCCGTTGCCTTCTTCCCGGTCGCTTCGTTAGCTGGACCAGGGATAAGAATGTAATCCTTTGCCTCCATCGAGGCGCGATAAGCTTCTCGCCAATCATCGAACCTTACGAGCTGTCCCTGTTCATCCATCCTGATCGTTGGGAACAACACTTCACCGCCAAGCTCTGTGCTGTAGCTCGATGATGTACGCACAGTTTCGTTAGCTTCCGTAGTCGGCATCGATGGGTCCATAGCTCGCTGGAGCCATGCCGGGCGTTCCGCTGGCATTAGTTCAGCAACGCTCGACCCCATCAGTTACTTATCCTTGCTTGGCACTAGCTTGAGCACCGTTGCGGCAGCCTGAGCCTGTGCTTGGTCGACTACCTGTTCTTCTCCGCCACCCCATGACAGAGTGATCTCACCATTGTCCACGTCTTCCTTCTTGTGCCTGACACCACGAGGCTGCATCCGTGCAAACGTCCACTTCAAGGTATCAATCTCTACACGCCTCCGCTGCACCTCAGCGTTGGCAAACTTGCTGTCTTCAGCCTTCAATGGCTGCCTGGCAAGGTCGTGCATTTCATCAGCCAGGACTTCTGCTCCAATGGCACGCGCCCTTGAATACATCTCATACAAGTCTTCATCACGCTGTACTGCTTGCAGCACGGTCACCCAATGAGGCTGCTGATCGTCGTTCTCGCAGATGCTGCGTAGGCTCTTACCCTTCGCCAGCTCGTCGCAAACGCTCATCATCTTTGTCTTATTCAGCTTGCCAGCCATGTTTTCTAACCATGAAAAAACCGGGCACAAGGCCCGGCGAAGTTGTTTAGAGAGGAGAGTTACTAAGCCGTCCACGGACAGCTTACCCAAATTGTGGACACAAATGGCTTATCGAGTACACACTGCATTGCGTGCGTTGCTCGTTGTTGTGGTTACATTCTGTAGAAGAGGTTCAGCAGGGCTGCTTCATACCTGCGCTTTGCTGT